TTGCTTAGACTGCACTTTCTCAACGTCGATCATGGCGACTGTATCGTGCTTGAGCACGAGAGTGAAGGCGTAAGGTCGTTCGCTATAGTCGATAGCAATTCAAACGCCAAGGATGAGCCTCGAGCTCTTCTCAAGCTGCGTGCGATCGGCGCAACCCACCTAAATTTCGCAGCTGTCACTCATCCTCACGCAGATCATTTCCTCGGTATGTCAGAGGTCCTGAAAGAATACGCTGGCAAGACAGAAATTTTTTACACTTTCCCTATTGACCGTGCCGAACTAAAAAAAATGATCGGCGCAGTGGTGCAATCTGTAACGGGTATTGACGACCAAATCTATAGTCGGAGTGCTCGGCAGTTTGCCGAAGTCATGATGGCAGGCAAGGAGATAGCAGAGTCTGAGGAGGGAGATTGGATAACCCCACTCGGCGAATCGACAACTCTTATGCCGAGCGGATTTAAGGGTGTGAAATTCACGGCGATCCTGCCACCTGGCCGGGTAAAAGGGAAATTCTTCGAGGATATCCAAAATAATCAATTTGATTTGCGTGAACGAAATTCTAATAACGTCAGCATGGCGTTGTTAATCGAATATGCGGGACATGAAATTATTTTGGGCGGTGACGGAACCAAAGAAAATTGGTCATTCCTCCAACGCGCACGGAGCCGTGCAGGTCTCGAGTTCGCTCCTACCGTCGTCAAGCTCCCCCATCATGGGTCGGAAGAAGATAGCGGGAAAGCAGTACTCGATCTTCTCTTCCAGAATCGACCTCAAAAGGTCACTCCTATCGCCTGTATATCGGCAAACGGGCGAACTCACCCTTCCAATGAAGTGCTGGATGAGCTAATTGCCAAGGGCATCCATCCGTATTGCACCAATTTAGCCGAGCGATGTGGCGCGAAAGCTAGAGAAATGGTAACCAGCGCCGATTGCGAACCTGAGCTCGCGCGCTTTTTGAATTCAGTCGCATCAATAGATAGCGTCGGCCGCAAACAGCCTTGTCAAGGAGACATTTCAATCACGTTTGCTGCCGACGGCTCCATAGATGTCGCCACCCAATATAACCATCCGTGCGCCTACCGCGGGGAATACGAATTCCTCGCAAATCTTGTTCAATAAGATTGCTCAGCTTTTCGGAGACCGCCCCTAAGCGGCCGCCCCCCCCTTAGCGGGGAGGGGGCCAAGTTCCTCCAAAAGACAACGGAAGGTGCGTCAAAACGCGTCAAATTCGATGCTGCCCGGCCTGGCTCCTAAGCCACGCCGGGCTTACTTTTGCCAGTGACGCATTTTTGAGTCAAAACAGCCCTATGTAGCGGGCAGGCGCGGGGTGGGGGCAACTGCGCGCGCCAGGCTGAAATTGCCCCAAAACATTCCATTTTGACAACATATCGAGGAATCGCCGTAGGCGGCTCAGGACGGCCCAGGCGACGCCGATGCAATGGGACAGCTCTGCCCTCGCCCGCATCACTCTCGCCTTGCCTTGACGCTCTGCGCAGGTCATTGCGCCCGTCTCTTTGTCATGGCAGTCAAAGAGGAAGCCGGGACATCGCTTTGACAATTTGTAATCGATCGATTACAATAACTGCATGTTCTCAATAAAACCACTCCCAGAATTCACGGCATGGCTCGACGGCCTGAAAGATTCCTCGGTTCGCGGCCTTGTCGTGGCGAGAATCAAAAGATTGGAACGCGGACTCATGGGGGATGTTGAGCCGGTTGGCGAAGGCGTCTCGGAACTTCGCATCCATGTGGGGGCGGGATGGCGTGTGTATTTCACGCAGCGCGGCGGGCATGTGGTCGTGCTACTCGTTGGGGGCTCCAAGCGTTCGCAAAAGAACGATATCAAGCGCGCTAAGGCGCTCGCAGCGATGTTGGATTAACGGAAGGAAATGACTATGACCAAACGAATTAAAGTTGACGAGTTGCCGGAATTCGACGCCGCCCCTTATCTCGATAACGAGGAAGCCATTGCGGCCTATCTCACCGACATTCTGGAAGCGAACGACGCGGCTTTGCTGGCGTCGGCACTTGGCGACATCGCGCGTGCTCGTGGCATGGGCGAAATTGCCAAGTCGGCAGGCATTACACGCGAGGCGCTCTACAAGGCTTTGCGCCCTGGCAGCGCCCCGCGCTTTGACACGGTCAACCGTGTTTGCGCTGCGCTCGGTGTGCGCCTGGTGGCGCAAGCCGTGCATAGCTGATCGCGCACGAAGTTACTACTGTCGCCGACCGCAAATAGATAAGGCCGCATTGTGCGGCCTTATCTTTTCTATCTACCGTTGCGCGCTCGCGCCGCCTCTTCCTTCTCGTAGTCGTCCCTGCAATCGTCATTGCAAAACAAAATCTCAGGCTGTAGTGTCTCATCGCAAAAATGACAGTGGCAGTCCGGCAGCAAAACAGGCCGGCGACGCACGGCGGCGAGGCCGGCGGAAACAGTTGCAAAAATTCGGCTGTCAGCGATATCGGCGTGGTCGCTCATGGTCTATTCTCCCGTGGATAAGTTGTAAGGTTCGAAGCTGATGACTTGTTCGCCGGCCCATTCGTTGATCGCCTCGAACTGCGCTTGCAGCGGCGCAATCTCATGGCGTGCAAAGACATTGGCGGCCGGCACGATGGCACCGAAGCCGCCCGAGTTGCTGGGAACGATCCCCAGCAGTTGCGGCGGCACGCGATGCGCGGCCAGCACGTCATCGCGCGTGGCCGCTTTGATGTTAAAAAACTCGTCCTTGGCCGCAATCTCCGACACCGGCAAAATCTGGATGCCGTCCTTCTTGCCGCCTGGTGCGTACATGAACAGATTGCGGAAATTTCCCGGCCCCTTGCTCTCGCGCAGCGCGCGGCGCAAGCCATCGACATCCTCCTGGCTGTTCGCCGTGTCGGTCATGTACATGATGAAACCGGCGTGAGAACCGTTCTTGTAGTAGCGCCGGCGGAACAGCGTCGCCGATTCATTGAGCCAAGCTGATTGCAGCGCGCTCAGATACTGCGGCACGCCGTACAGTTCCTGATTAACGTCGGGCTCCAACATGTGCCAGACAGAACCGGGCTCGAACTCATACGACGCTTGCCCGTTCGTGACGAAAAAATAGCGGCCGTCCCCGACGCCGCGCCGCGTGTATTTCGCCAGCGCAGGTTTGATTTTCAGCAGGCGGTTCGTGGCGCTGCGCCGCGCCTCGGCGTAGCAGTTGCCGAACGTCAGATGATCGAGCGCCAGGCGCTTAAAATCCTCGCGCGACAAGATCGGAGACGGCTTAAAAGTCGAGGTCAAAATATTGACCTTGAACAGGATTGCGCTGCTGTGGTGAACGCTGGCCGTGAATGACTTCGCCAGGCCTGCCAGGTCAACCGGCGGCTCGTACCAGTCGCCCACGCGCCAGCACTCGAAGCAATCGAAAATCTCTCGGCTGTCCAGCACCGAGACAGGATCGCCGAACGTGAAGGATTCGACCCGACCGGCGGGTTCCGTGGTCGCCGCCGGCGACACGTCCGCCAATGGCCGCGCGCCGCCGTATTTCTTGTTCTTTCTCATGCGTACATCTCCATAAACGATTGACTGGTTTGTGTGCCGCCTTCGAACGGTTCGTGATCGAGGGCATGCATCACCGCCCACGCAAGGTCTGCATGGCCGGTTTCTTCGGAGCGTCCGGCGTCATAGGTGACGGCACGGCCGCTGGGGGTGAGTGTTTTGCGAATCGCCATGAACGATTGCGCGATATCCGTCCATCCGGCATCGAACTGCAAGCGGCCTTTGTAGATGACGTTCTGCGCTTTCAAGACCATGCGCGTTTTCACTTCGGGCGAATAGTTGATCGCCGTCACGGCCGGGAAAAATTGCTTCACCAGCGGGAAAACGCCGATGCCCATGCCGGTCGTGTCGATGCCGATGTATTCGACGTTGTAGGTCTCCGTCATTTTTTTGATGAGCGCGGCCTGTGCTTCAAAGCCGATGTTTCGCCATTGGTGACGCTCAAGAATGCGGATAGGGCCGCCCGGCACCGACGGCGGCGCGATCACGGCGCAACCGGCGCTGTCGCCCGTCAGGGATGGGTCGTATCCAATCCACACGGGGCGATGAGCAAACGGGCGAGGCGCGAGGAACTTCACGTCGTCCCAGGCGACCCAGGAATCAACCATGCAGCGTTGCAAATCAGCCAGCGGAAACACCGACGCAGAATCGTCGATGAAATTACACATGAGCAGGTTTTCGAACTGGTCCGGCGTGTATTCGAAGTCGCGGAGCTCGTCGATATCGAACAGGTCGCAACCGCCCTTCTCTGCGTCCAGAATCGTGACGATTTGCCGCCAAATTTTGTCTTCGCCGGTGAAGCCTGACGACAGCCGCTTATGACTGATGTCGATGCTGATCTTGTCGCCCTTGGCGCGACGGCGATTGAACCTCTCGCCGGTCCAGAGCGCATACGCCTCATGTGTGGTCGCTGACGGCGTCGAAAAATAGGTCTTGCGATACATCTTTTGCATCGCCATACCGGACGCGACCTTGTTCAATTCCGTGAAATTGTGGGTCCAGAAAAATTCATCGAAATAGAAGTTGCCGTGATAGCCCTGGGCCGTGCGTGCGTTCGTGCCAAGGAAATACAAATGCGCGCCGTTGGGCAACACAATCGGATCACCAGACAACTCGACGCCACAGGATTCCTTAGCGAATTGGATGATGTACTGCTTAAAGACGTGCGCCTGCGACTTCGACGCCGACAAGAAAATCTGATTGCGCCCGCTCTGAATCGCATCGACCAGGGCTTCGCGCGCAAAGTACCAGGTAGCGCCAATCTGACGCGACTTGAGAATCGCTCGCGTGCGTTGCTCGGCGTTGCGAAACCATACCTTTTGATAATCGAACAGCGAGTCGTTGAACGCTTCCAGCAGCTTGCTTTGATGTTCCTCGCTGAACTCGTTGCGACTCGGCTTTTTCTTCGGTCCTGCGTTGCGATTGGCGATGTTCGGATTGAGATCGCCCTCATGGCCGCCGGGTTGTTCGTAGCGCCGCACACGCGCCAGTTGCACCACCTGGCGGCCTAATAAATCGATTTCCTTATAGTCGCTTCCGGTCTTTACTTCTTTCGCAATCAGTTGCACCATGCGCGCTTCGATGGCCAGTTCAATGCGCTCGGAGGCCGGCACCTTTTCCCAGCGGTCGCGCTGCTTCCAACTATTGACCGTCGAACGCTTCACACGCAGGTGACGCGCAATCGACGACACCCGCCAGCCCTGGAAATACAAGCCGCGCGCCTTGCGTCTCGGCTCGCTCAGCTCATCAAGTTTTTCGGTGGTGTTTTCGGAAATTTCTAACATGCCGCCAGCGTAGGCGGCGCGCGCGCGTAGCGGGTCATCGGCGAAGCCAGTAAGCCTGATATCAACCTGCTCGACGTTGAATGGAATCGCGCATCGGCGGACGATGACGTTATCCAATCAACCGACCACGAGCGCACACACATGTCCACCAAAAGCAAATTCTTTCGCGTCGCAACAGAAGGCGCCACGACCGACGGCCGCACGATTGACCGCATTCAAATTCAAGAAATGGCCGCCAGCTTCAACCCATCCACCTATGGCGCGCGCGTTTGGTTGGAACATCTGCGCGGCATCATGCCCGACGGCCCCTTCAAAGCCTACGGCGATGTCACTGCGGTAAAGGCCGAAGAAGTTGACACAGAAAGCGGCAAGCGCCTGGCACTGTTCGCACAGATCGCACCGACGCCCGAAATGATCGCCATGAACAAGGCCCGTCAAAAGATTTACACCAGCATCGAAATCAATCCAAAATTTGCCGACACCGGCCGCGCCTATCTGGTTGGTTTAGGCGTCACCGACACACCCGCCAGCCTCGGCACCGAAGCACTAACTTTCTCGGCGCAGAACCCACAAGCATCCATCTTCGCACACCGAAAATTATCGCCTGACAACCTGTTCTCAGTCGCTGTCGAAACCGAACTGGTGTTTGAAGACGACACGCCATCGGTCGGCACCAAGCTGGCAGATTCGGTCAAAGCCATCTTTACCCGCCTCACCAAAAAATCGGACAACGACGATGCGCGCTTCGCCGATGTCTCCGAAGCGGTCACCGCCGTTGCCGAACAATTCGGCCAAGTCGCCCAACGCAACGATGGCTTCGACAAGCGCCTGGCCGAGCTCGAAACCCAGTTCTCTGCCGAACAGGAAACGGCCGCCGAATTCCGCCGCAAGCTCGACTTCACCGACAAGAGCAGCACGCACCGCCAGCCAGCCACCGGCGGTGACGGCACCTTGCAGACGGATTTCTAAGTCGGCGCGCGCTCACCCCAATAACGGCCACCCCATTCACGCATCCCCCTCGGAGCCCCCACAATGAAGAAGCACACCCGCATCGCCGTTGCGCACTACACCCAACGTCTGGCGCAACTAAATGACACCGACAGCGTCGCCGCCACCTTCTCGGTCGATCCCTCGGTGCAACAAAAGCTGGAAACCAAATTGCAGGAAAAGTCCGACTTCCTGAGCAAAATCAACATCCTGCCCGTGACCGAACAAGAAGGTCAAAAGATCGGCCTGGGCGTCTCCGGTCCCGTGGCCAGCCGCACCAATACCGCCACCAAGGAACGCCAGACACGCGATGTCAGCACCCTCGATCAACGCGGCTACCGTTGCGAGAAGACCAACTTCGACACCCATATCACCTATCAAAAGCTCGACACCTGGGCCAAGTTCCCCGACTTCCAGACGCGCGTCTCCGGTGCCGTCATCGAACGCCAAGCACTCGACCGCATCATGATCGGATTCAACGGCATCAAGGTCGCACCCGATACCGACCTGGCCGCCAACCCGCTGCTGCAAGATGTGAATAAGGGCTGGTTGCAACATCTGCGTGAAGATGCCCCCGAACGTGTGCTCGGCCTGGTCGGCAAAGATTTGCCAGGCAAAGTCATCATCGGCGCCCATGCCGGTGCGGATTACGCCAATGTCGATGCCGCCGTCATGGACGCCATCAACCTGCTCGACACCTGGTATCAGGAAGACACGGGTCTAGTCGCCATCATTGGCCGCAAACTCTTGAGCGACAAGTATTTCCCCCTGGTCAACACCAAGCAAGCCCCGACCGAAACGCTGGCCGCCGACATCATCATCAGCCAGAAGCGCATCGGCGGCCTGCCAGCGGTACGCGTCCCCTTCTTCCCAGAAAACGCCATCCTGATCACGCGCCTCGACAATCTATCGATCTATTACCAGGAAGGCGCACGCCGCCGTCGCCTGGTAGACGAGCCCAAGCGCGACCGTCTGGAAAACTACGAATCGTCCAATGACGCCTACGTGGTCGAAGACAACGGCCTGGCCGCCTTCATTCAACACATCGAATACCAAGCGGAAGCCGCGTAAATCATGACGTATCAGTCCCCTGCCTTGCGCCATCGCGAGCGTGTCATGGCGGCACGCTCGGCGGCTGCCACAGAAAGCGGCGGCATCACCACCGGCAGCGCCTACGAGCTCCAATTGATGAAACTCGCCGGCGACCGCCGCACGCTCAGTGAGATTCAATCCATCGAACGCAAGATCGCCATCAAAGCGACCTTGCTGCCCAGCTATCAAGAATGGGTCGATGGCGTCTTGACCGAAGGCAACGGCGGTCAGGATGACGTGTTGGCGACGGTGCTGGTCTGGCACATCGACACCGGCGACTATGACCGCGCCTTGCAAATTGCCCGCTATGTGGTCGAGCACAAATTCACGCTACCCGACCAATACAGCCGCAACGTCGCAACCATGCTCATTGACGAATTCTCAGGCGGCTACCTCAACGGCAAGCTGTCGCAAGACCCCGCGCATGCCGTCGTGGTGCTCACCGAAGTCAAGGCACTCACCGATGAAGCCGATGCCCCAGACCAAGCGCGCGCCAAGCTGCACAAAGCCATTGCCTACGCACTGCTGGCAAGCGTCGATGCCGCCGACACCGAAAACATCGCACCGGCCGTCGCGCCCCAGGCCAAAGACGCACTAACAAACCTGCAACGCGCCCTATCGCTATTCCAGGGCATCGGCGTAAAGAAAGACATTGAGCGATTGGAACGCCGCCTCAAACGGCTAACCGATTCCCCCTAACGAGCACCCCACGGCGCTCGGCGGCGCGGGTTGACGACTGTCTCGGCATACCCCGACATTCCGACGCCCGCCCACCGCCGACTTAAACACGACCATGACCGTCATCGACAACGCCCTGCCATCGACGAGTGCCGCCACGCCAGACGCCGGCGCGACCATCATCAACGACGGCTTCTTTATCCACATCGACATGCTCGCCATGCGCGATGCAATGCGCCTGGATGGCACCGTCACCGATGCCCGGCTGCGACCGGCCATCGTCAGCGCCATGCTGTGCGTCAATCGTGAACTGTACGAATGGCAGCAAACGCAACAGCGCAAGGGCTACGCCAGGCTGGCCGACGTGCCAGCAACGCAGATCGACGACGAAAGCCGCCTCGTCTGCCTCTATCGCCGCGCGGTCTACAGCACGGCGAAAGCAGACCTGATCGAACGCTATCGCGACTACGACACCACGGCCGCCGCCTTATCCGACAAAAAAAGTATGGAATGGATGGACATCGCACCGGCGGATCAGCGCAGAAACGCCCATTGGGCCATTGCCGACATCGTCGGCCGACCGCGCATGACCGTGGAACTCATCTAATGCAAGTGCGCAGCCAACAAAACGAAACCCTGGACGGCATCATCTGGCGCACCCTGGGAGATGGCAGCGCCTACCTAGAACAAGCCTTGCAACTGAACCCGCACATCGCCGGCTTCGGCGCGGTCCTGCCCAGCGGCACCCTGATCGCATTGCCGCCCGCCGCACCAGCGCCAGACACGACACAAAGTTCAATCAGCCTATGGGATTAATGCCATGCACTATCAACCCCCGATCACCAAAGGAAACCAAACCATGCCAGCAGAATCGACCGGCGGCATCGCCGCCTTAGTGAAGTTATACGGCCTCAAGGCCGCCTTAGGCATGATGGGCACCGCACTACTCTACATGGTGCTACCGCCGCGCAACGCCGACGGCTCCTTCAACGAACTCGAATTCGCCGGCCGTCTGGCCTGCGCCGGCGTCTTCTCCTGCGTCTTTGGCGATCCGGTCTTCGCGCTCCTGGCGCAGCACTGGCCGACCATTGCCAGCGCCATCGGACCCAAACCGGTCGATTTGATGGTCGGCGCTCCCGCCTGGTGGATCACCCGCGCTGTTGCCCTATGGTTTCAACGCCGCGCTGACAAAGACATCGCCGAGCTCAGCAAGGATGTGAAAGAATCGCTATGACTATCGACGACATCATCGACGCAGTCATCAACGCCGAGCAAGGCTATGTCAACGACCCCGCCGACCATGGCGGCGAGACCAACTACGGCATCACGGTCGCCGTCGCCCGCGCCAATGGCTACACCGGCAACATGCGCGACATGCCGCTCGCGCTCGCCCGCCGTATCTACCTGCAACGCTACGTGAACGAACCCAAGTTTGATCGCGTAATCGCCATCGACAGCCGCATCGGCGCCGAACTGGTGGACACCGGCGTCAACATGGGGCCGCATCGCTCGGCCGAGTTCTTGCAACGCTGGCTCAATGCCTTCAACGACACCGGCAGTCGCTATCAAGAGCTATTCGTCGACGGTCGTCTGGGCGAGATTTCACTCGCTGCGCTAACCGCCTACATCAAATGGCGCGGCAAAGAAGGTAGTAAGGTGATGTTGCGCGCACTCAACAGCATTCAGGGTGCGCGCTATTTGGAAATCGTCGAAGGCAACAAAAGCCAACGTCGCTTCGCCTACGGCTGGATTCGCAATCGGGTAGTGCCATGAGCTTGCCTGCTTGGTTGCGCAATACTGCCCTAGTCGCGCTACTCGCCGGCGCGGCACTGGCCGGCTGGACGGTCCAGGGTTGGCGCAAAGACAGCATCATCACCGACTTACGCCTGGCTGCAGCCCAAGCCGACGCAGCAGCCGCATTAACACTCGCGCGCGCAAGCGAAACCACACACCAACGTGAACAAGACGCCGCCCAAGCACAGCAGGCACGCGAATACCAACTCATCAAGGAAAGAGACGATGCAAAATTTGCTCGCGATCACTTCATTGCTGGCGTGCGTAGTGGCGCTATCCGGCTGTCAATCCCCATCCTTGCGCGTGACGGAAACACCGACAGCGCAGATACCCGCGTTATCAAAGGAAGTCGGCACCAAACGCGTGCCGAACTTGACCCCGAGACTGCGCAGTTTCTTGACGCCATCGCCAGCGACGGCGACGACGCCATCCGACAGCTAAACGCCTGCATCGACACCTACAACACCGTGCGAGAAAAATTCAATGTACAAACCGGACAGCCTCAAACAGCATCTCACTAACGCCATTGCCGACCTGCGCCAGAATCCCGACAAGATGCATATCTTCATCGACGAAGGCAGCGCACTCGGGACCGGCACGGCATCACTATCGTTTCGTTATGAGTACGCGCTGAATGTGATTATTACGGATTTTGTAGCGCCGCTCGACGCACTATTCGTACCGATCATTGCCTGGCTCAAGGTCAACCAGGCAGAAATATTTATGAACGAGGAATTGCGCAAAAAGGCGATCCGCTTTGAAATGGACCTGAACAATCATGAGTCACGCGACATTTCCATCACCCTGCTACTGACCGAGGCCGTCGCCATCAAGGCACTCGATGCCGGTCGGCTGGATGTCACCCATGTGCGCGAGCCACAACTTACCCCGCCGTATGACGATCCGTTTTGGAAGCTCTACAACGGCGACAACTTGCTGGCCGAATGGGCCACGCCGAAATCCATATGAACAACGATCTCACCGCCTTCGAAGAATGGGCCGGTGCGCTGCTATCCAAGCTCGGCCCCGGGCAACGGCGTGTGCTTGGCCGTCAGGTGGCAATTGAGTTGCGTCGCAGTCAGGCCCAGCGCATCGCGCAACAGCGCGCACCTGACGGTTCGTCCTTTGTGCCGCGCAAGAATCGCAAAGAATTTCGCGGCAAGGCTGGGCGCATCAAGCGCCAAAAAGCCGCCATGTTCAACAAGCTACGGACAACCGCTTACCTGCAAACACGCGTCGATGAAAATCAGATTTCCGTCGGCTTCTTCGGACGGGTCGCGCGCCTGACGCATGTGCATCAGGAAGGCTTGGCGGATCGCGTCGCACCGACCGGGCCGAAATACACCTACCCAGTACGTTCGTTGCTGGGGTTTTCGCAAAGCGACTACGCACTAATCCGCGAGGTGCTTCTCAAGCAGTTGGTGCTTGGATCGTAATAAATATTGACTACACTTGCTATTGCCTGAAAAATCAAGAAAGCTCGCTGTGGATGACGTGTGAATTCGAATATTTCTGATAAAGTTTAGAGGTTTAAATGACCGTAATCGTCCAACAGTGGACATGCAATTCGTTAAGAAGTCCTGTCTTCACAAGTATTGCTCCTTATCCTGAGGATCTTTGAAAGTACGTATCAGAATGGAAAATGCAAAAGAAAGAATTATTAAAATCCTCTTGAGAGTAATTCGATTAGCAAACCTTCCTATCTGGCACCATACCAAGGCGATGCTTACAGTGATACTGATGCTCTGGGGGAGATTGGTTTTTCTGCGCTTCAATGAGGCACAGCGATGGGAGGTTCGAGGCAGTGAAGTGATTCAGATCTCCGTTCTGGGTAGCGCCTTCATCCTCGCTGTGTGGCTTCTCAGTGGTTTTGCCAATTATTGCCAGTACTCACGATTTCCCGCTTATTTGAAATTGGTTTCTGCCAGCAGATTTATCGGACGAATTCTGTGGTACGGCGTTATTAGCTCGGTGATTGTGCTCGTTATACTTGGTGTCTTATTTGGTGTTGGTACTTAAGGCCGCAACCGACCAAAAGCAGACATCCATCAAAAGCAAAAGGTCCGCATTTGCGGGCTTTTTTTGATACAGTTATCGATGTCCGCAATTGGCTAAGAGTGGAAAGCCATAGACGAACATAAGTCCCCGTCTCTCAATTCATAATGTTTATAACTAATCAGAAAAGGAAATATTGTGGGCCCGACACTCATCAGTTTTTTACCGATGTTTATCATCCAGTTGATTTATGCAGTCTTTGTTGCGCAAATAGCGGCACGAACAAATAAGAACATCCCTGTTTATGTCGTAGTCACTCTGATTCCCATTGTTGGTATGTTCTTCTTGATCTATGTTTTCTGGTCGACGATCTTGTCGCTCCTTGACTCAGTAAATCAGTTAAAGCAGTCGCTGACCAGCAAGATTGAAGGAACATGAGTGAAACGGACATCCGAAGAAGCGTAAAGCCCGCTAAATGCGGGCTTTTTGCTGTTTCGAGAAAATGCTCGGATACACTTCGATAGCAAAGTCCAAGCAGGGAACACTATGTATTAAGGGAACGATCAATCCCTTCATAATCATATAAGGAAATTGTGATGAAGTATTTTGTTTGCTTGTTTTGGGCGTTTATTATTTCACTGGAGTTATTTATGCTCAATGGAGCCATTGGTGATTATTTCTCGTATTCACACCCACCGATGAATACCTCATTGGAGGATGAAACATTCTTGATTCTTAAGGCCTCAATGAAGGTGCCAAATTTTAAGATTTTGAGTGCGAATGGTTCAGAAAGTTATTTATCGTTTCCTTATAGTGTGATGGGCCCACCAAAAAGTGGCGTGAACGCAGAGTTTTTAAAGAGAAGTGATATGGATTCCCTCCAGGGGTGTAAGGCTCACGCCAAGGTTGCCAAACTTTCTTGGTTGTTTGTGAACCGTAAGCAAATATGGAGTATTGCATGTGAAAACGGTGGAATTGAGTTTTCATTAAGCGAGATTGAGAGTCATTACACTCAAGGAGCGATCACAAAATTGATCATTGGGTTAGTCCTGGCGGCGATAGTGCCGTGGCTTATCCTAAAAAAGCTAAGGTGGATTTAAATCTAAAGGTGGTTAGGAAATATTTCTGAATTTAAATCAGAAGGAATTTCAAAGGTAGTGCCCCTTGAGAATTTTTAATCATCGCTAAAAGAATAATATTTTTGTTAGGGCTAGCATGCGTCTCCTGAATATCCTCATAGCTTCTTTACTTTTACATCAGCTCGTTGCCTTTGCAGAGTCGGCAAGTTGTTTGAAGTATGAGCCAGAGGTTGTTACGATATCTGGGAAACTGGTTAGAGAGACATTTCCTGGTCGTCCTAACTACGAAAGCATTGCAGATGGAGATGAGCCAGAAACTGGCTTTTATTTATTGCCAGAGACGCCAATATGTACAGTCGCTGAAAATGCAATAAATCAAACTGCATTTAATGATGTTAAAAAAATTCAGCTCGTTCTCAATGAAAAACAGTACGACGAACTCAGACCTAAACTTGGTACAACGATTCGACTAAGAGGGCAATTATTTTCTGCATTCACTAGGCATCATCATGCAAACGTATTACTTCAGATTCTTAACTGAGTTGGAGCAGAAAATAAAATGAATTTGGTTACTAAGTATTTTCCTGCCATGGTATTGGTGTTTATCGGTTTATCAAACGCCTTTGGTGCATCATCCACAGACACCTCAGATCAACCCAGTTTTTCCTGTTTATCTCCGACCAAACTAGAGGCAACTATTTGTGCTGATCCGACGTTGACTGCCCGTGACCGAACTATGGCGGCCCTCTATGCGGTAGCCCACAACGGCATTTTTGGTTCCCGCACATCACAAGAAGAGACGCGGCAAAAAAAATGGCTCAAGGATAGGGATGTACGTTGCCCAAAGGAGGAAACATATACTTGTCTCGTGGATGCTTACGATGATCGCTTATATGAACTGGCAGTCGCAGCACTTTTCCAATCCCCTACTCTTGCTCTCGCTGAAATTCGTCGCCAAAAGCCGAAATCTGCACCGATTTACGAGGCCATTTATAACTATGTAACGCGTGATCAAGCATCCGACAGAGCCAAGATTGTAGAACCATTGATTGCGCCGTTATTTCAAAACGTCGACGAAGATCTACGGGATCGTATTTTATCTGGTGAAGACATTCTAGACGCGCATGCGGCGGTAGCATCCGACTTTGCATTCGCGTTAATTTTGGATGTCGCATCGATTAATGAAACAAGGCTGATCTTGCCGTGTGTAGCTTTAATTCGTCGCCCCAATCTCGTTGATGCTCTGGGTCCACATTACAGCGGCGCCCTTGATGGTTCACTTATCCGATCGAATTGCATGGAGGTACTCCCATCTATTCCGGGAGTGGATCGTCTTGTCAATACCGCAGTGTCTGTGCAGCCATTTTGTCCAGGAACTATAAGATTTTCACTTGCGCGTGCCTATGATCAGACCTTAGTTGAAATCCGTCTTCACCTTAGGTATCCGTGGAAAACAGTTGGTCTTCCGGAAAGCGAGCAAGCTAATGAAAATAATTTCCGTTCGTCACATCAAGCGCCAATTGAAGCGGCAATTGCCGAATTAGCCAACTATTATGCAGAATATTTTGGCATTTCAAAACAGCAGGCTAGGATCGATGCGAATTCTGCAATCAATGCCGTTATTGGAGGCGCATTTAATCTGTGTGAGGAGGGGTAAAGCTGTCATCGGAGGTATTTGTAGATCCCCATCAGCGTCGATGAAGAAGCGCTTATTGAGTAGATACTCATTCCCTTCTAACCATACTGTCCTTCACTGCGACATGTATCTCGCTTGATGAAACTACTAATTTCTTCCCATCAATGAGATATGCATTGAACGTAATCAGACTAGGAATCACCCACTGCAATGAATTTTTTGAATACATTAATCCGGAATATCACAACAATCATTGTCGGCCCTGTCGCAGTCTTGATGGCCTATGGTGATTGGGAAGGACAATATCTTTATTTACCTCCCAGCGAACGACCTTACGGCTTTCTGATGAGCGCGTTTAGCGCATCGTTTTCTCTAGCGATTCTTGGCATTTATCTGGCTTTTGATAAAGAAAGTGAAAACTATTCCATTAAGCAGCGACTAATTTTGATCACAAAAGTCGCTTTCATTTTTTTGCTCCCGTCCATCATCATGGATACATACAATCAATTCTCGTTGCATTCAAAAGTGGACGTCGAGCACGGTACGCGCAATTACCTTGTTGTGAATTGCATTGCCATAACAAGTGGTGTACTTGGTATTCAAATAGCCATGAAAAAAAATGTCTGGGATGCAAAAATTTTTGCTAGCGTCGCTTACATACTATTTTCCAGCGCATATTATATTTTCATGCTCTTCGTTCTCATGATTGCTCTATCTGGAAAAATTCCCTAACCGACAAGTTCAAAAAATATCGTCACCACGTTATCTCTTTCCCATTCACTTTGACGCACTAGATTAGTAAACCGTATACCAACCCGCCGCAACGTGCCTTCTCACGCGCGATCCGGCACCATGGGTTGCATGAGTTACGACCTCTCCGACATCGCCCGCACGCTTACCAATCTGATCCGCACCGGCGTCATCGCCGAGGTGGATGGCGACAAAGCGCGCGTGCAGTTGGCCCCCAATTTATTCACCACCTGGCTACGCTGGATCACTGTTCGCGCCGGCAATGCGCGCACCTGGTGGTCACCCTCCATCGGCGAGCAAGTGATTGTTCTCTCACCCGATGGCGACCTGAGCAAAGGCAAAATCCTCGGCAGCATCTACACGCTCGACGCACCCGCACCCGAGACGAACCCGCTGGTGCATGCCACCCACTATCCCGACGGCGCAGTCGTCCGCTACGACGCCCAGGCGCATGCCCTGAGTGCCATTCTCCCCAGTGGTAGCACCGCAACCGTCAAAGCCGACCTCGTAACGGCCGACGCAAAACAAACTGTCTGCACCGGCGATGTCGAAATCAAAGGCGACCTGGTCGTACAAGGAACAAGTGCACTGAACAACGGCGCAACCGTCAAGGGCGGCAGCGGCGGCGCGGCGGTCGTCATCAAGGGCGACGTAAGCGCCACCGGCGACGTCAAAGCCGGCAATATCAGTCTGCGCCATCACAAAACCACCGGCGTCAAACGTGGCGACGAAGTCAGCGACGGGCCGACAGCATGAGCGGCATGAACTCCCTCACCGGTCGTGCACTCGCTGGCTTGGATCACATCCGCCAATCCATCCGCGATATTTTGACAACGCCCATCGGCTCGCGCATCCGTCGCCGCCGTTACGGCTCCGACATCCCCGAACTCATCGACCAGCCGCTAAACGCGCCGACCGTGCTGCGCATCTACGCCGCAACCGCCTACGCCATCGCGGCCTGGGAACCGCGCATCTCGCTGACCAGCGTCAAGCTGTCGCGCGACGCCGGCGGCGTCATCTATGTGCTGCTGGAAGGCGTCGCCAACGGCCAGAGCCTTGACCTATCCATCCCCGTGCGCAATGGGGTGACGCCATGAGCGCACCTATCGACTTGAGCTTGCTGCCCATGCCGCAGCTTGTTGAGACTTTGGATTTTGAAGACATTCTCGCAACACGCAAATCTAACCTCATCGGCCTGATGCCCGAGGCGGAGCGCGAAGCAACCGCCGCCATGCTGGAGCTCGAATCAGAGCCAGCCGTCAAGCTGCTGGAAGAAAACAGTTATCAAGAAATCGTCATCCGCAACCGCATCAACGACGCCGCGTTAGCCGTCATGCTGCCTTACTCCAAAGGCAGCGACCTCGATAACCTGGGCGCCAACTACAACGTCCAACGCCTGACCGTGGTCGCCGCCAATCCGACCACCACACCGCCGACGGCCGCCCTCATGGAAGAGGAAGAAGCCTATCGGCTGCGTATTCAAGCGTCGGCCGATGGCCTGTCAACGGCCGGGCCGCGCAGTGCTTACGAGTTTCATGCACGCAGCGCCGACGGTCGCGTCAAGGACGTGCGCGCGATTAGCCCCGCGCCCTGCGAAGTCGTGATTGTGGTGCTATCCACGGCCACCGATGGCATTGCGCCACCCGACCTATTACGCGTGGTCGAGGAAGCCGTCAACGACGAAGAAAAGCGTCCACTCGGCGACCTGGTGACAGCGCAGTCCGCGACCGTCGATGACTACGCCGTCGAAGCAACCTTGTATGTCGCCAAAGGACCGGAAGCGCCTATCGCACTGGCCGCCGCACAAGCGAACGCCACCACCATCTCGACGCCGCGCCGACCGCTGGGATTTTCCATCTACCGCGCCGCCTACATCGGCGCGCTCAAGGTCGAAGGCGTCGTCAATGTCGTATTGACCAGCCCAGCCGCCGACATCCTGCGCAATAAAACACAGGCCGCGCGCTGCACGGCGATTCGCATCAAGACCGCCATCCTCGAAGAGGCCGACGATGCATAACTTCGTTGCCACCCTGCCGCCCAACACGACCCCTTTAGAACGCGCGCTCGCGACATCCTGCGCTGCCCTGGTCGATATCCCGGTGCCGCTGCGTGACCTGTGGAGCACAGACCGCTGCCCGCTGGCACTGTTACCGATCCTGGCCTGGTCGTTCTCAGTTGACCGTTGGGACGATTCCTGGAGCGAAGCGACCAAGCGCGCCACCATCAAGGCATCGCGCTACATCCATCAACACAAGGGCACCATCGCCGCCGTGCGGCGCGTAGTGGCTTCGCTGGGCTACGTGATCAAGATCACCGAATGGTGGCAAACCATACCAAGGGGACCGCGTGGCACTTTTGGCCTGGAAATCGGACTACTCGACTCCGGCATCAGCGAAGAAATGTTTGTCGAAATGGAACGCCTGATTGCTGATACCAAGCCATTAAGCCGACATTTAATAGGACTCGCGATCCATCTCGAAACACGCGGAACGATATTCATTAGCGCGCTGGCTTATCACGGCGACGAAATGACTATCTACCCATGGTTAGCAGAAAAAATCGAAGTGCGCGGCATCCTCACGCAGGTCGGCGCATCCCAAACTATTGACACCATGACGGTTTATTCATGAGCACATATTTCGCAATTTTGACAAAAGTCGGAGAGGCCAAGCTGGCCAATGCCATCGCGCTCGGCACAAAACTGGACCTGACGCAAATGGCCGTAGGTGACGGCAACGGCAATCTGCCCATGCCAAGCCGCGAGCAAACAGCGCTGACGCATGAAGTCAGGCGCGCCGCAATAAATCAATTGAGTCGTGACGCCACCAACAACAGTCAGATCATTGTCGAACAGGTATTGCCGGAAAACGTAGGCGGCTGGTGGATTCGCGAAATCGGCATCTACGACGCCGCCGGCGACCTCTGCGCCGTCGCCAATTGCCCGCCGAGCTATAAACCACAACTGGCTGAAGGCAGCGGCCGCACGCAAGTAGTGCGCGTAATTCTGATTGTCGCAAGCAGCACCGCTATCGAACTCAAAATTGATCCATCGGTCGTACTCGCCACAAAGAAATATGCCGATGACAAGATGATCGAAGTCATTACCTTACACGAGGGAAAACTCAACCCGCATCCGCAATACATGAACCAAGTCGAGGGCGAGCAAAGTATTGCCGCTGCCGTAACGGCTTTGACTGACAAAATAGCGCAAAAAGCCGATCTCGCCGGAACAGAAAACCAGACTTTCAAGGTCGGCAAAGCCACGTTGCCATCACATGCCATCAATCTCGGCCACGCCGATAGCCGCTACATGCCGGCAAGCGGTGGCGAGCGCATCGGCGAAATGGTCGACTGGCCCTATCCAAGCATCAAGCCCAATACCTTGCTGTGCAATGGCCAAGCGGTATCAAGCACGGTATATGCAGCGCTGTTCGCCTTCGCCGTCAAGGTAAAAGTCGGTGCAACCATCGCGATGGCCGCGCCCACTGTAGTGACCTGGCCGAATCATCCGCTCTATATCAATGCCCCCATCAAGTTCACCAGCACCGGCGCATTGCCGAACGGCTTGGTGACAGGTAGCACTTACTACGTCATCGGCGGGCTTAACTACGGCGCCAACACGTTCCAGATCAGCGCAACCATAGGCGGCCCGGCCATCATAGCTAGTGGCGCGCAGTCTGGCGTACACACCGCAATTCACGCGGTCCACGGCTGCGCCAATGACCTCAGTACGTTCAACTTGCCAAATGTTCCAGCCGGTTTCGCTACGATTCAAGCAGCAAACACGGAAGGCACGACGACCGTCGGCCAGGTGCTTGAGCACAATCACACCAATGTCAATTATCGCGGTGACCTTGTTGGCGGCGGCGGTAGCGGTGCGCTGATCTCGAATACCTATGGTTCTCAGTATTTGATCAATGGCGGCGGCGGTTCTGCCAACCTCGCCGCAGGCTTGGCCGTGCGCAAGTGTATTTATTTTGCATAAAGGAATGTCGCCATGGATGCAATTGCAGACGCATTTGCCCCGCTCAATACGACATTTGACGTACCGCCAAATTTTGCCAACAACAACCGGAGAAATGCATGTCAACCGATTATCACCATGGCGTTCGCGTCATCGAAGTCAACGAGGGCTCACGCCCGATCCGCACTATTGCAACAGCCGTCATCGGCCTGATTGCTACGGCCGCAGACGCGGACCCCGCCGTCTTCCCGCTCAATACGCCGGTTCTCGTCACCAACGTGATCGCCGCACAAGCCAAGGCCGGCACCAAAGGCACCCTGCGTCGCGTGCTCGAAGTGTTCGCCGCGCAGACCAAACCACTGACCGTCGTCGTGCGTGTGGCCGAAGGCGCCACCGAGGCAGAAACGAGCTCAAATGTTGTCGGCGGCGTCTCCGAAGACGGCAAGTATCTGGGCGCCCAAGCCTTGCTGGCGGCGCAAAGCAAGCTCGGCATCAAGCCGCGCATCCTGGGCGCACCGGGTCTTGATACCCAGGCCGTCACCAATGCGCTCGCCAGCGTGGCACAAGCGCTGCGCGGTTTTGTCTATGCCTTCGCCCATGACTGCGCCAACGTCGTCGAAGCCACCACCTATCGCGGCCAGTTCGGCCAGCGTGAAGTCATGCTCCTCTGGCCCAACTTCCTCTCCTGGGACACCGCGACCAGCGCCGACAAGGAAATGTCGGCCGTCGCCTACGCCATGGCACTGCGCGCCAAAATCGACGAACAGACCGGCTGGCACAAGACACTCTCCAACGTCGTCATCAACGGCCCGACCGGCATCGCCAAAGACGTGTTCTGGGACTTGCAAGACCCCGCCACCGACGCCGGCGTCTTGAACGCCAAGGAAGTCACCACGCTGATTAATGCCAGTGGCTATCGCTTCTGGGGCTCGCGCACCTGCGAAGTGCCAGGCGGCTTCTTCCCCTTCGAGAACTACACCCGCACCGCGCAAGTGCTGGCCGACACCATTGCCGACGCGCATATGGATTACGTCGATAAGCCACTGCATCCATCGCTCGTGACCGACATGCTCGAAAGCATCAATGCCAAATTCCGCGAACTCAAAGCCTTCGGCTACCTCATCGATGGCCAAGCCTGGTACGACGAGAAATTCAACGACAAAGACACCCTGAAAGCCGGCAAGCTCACCATCGACTACAACTACACGCCAGTGCCGCCGCTGGAAAACCTGATGTTCCAGCAACGCATTACCGACAGCTACCTGGCCGACTTCGCCAGCCGCATTACCGCCTAATCCGACCTAGCTGCCGACAACTTCGCCAGCCAGTCAAACACCAACACTGCACGAGGAGCTTTCACCATGGGTATGCCCAGCAAATTAAAACTATTCAATCTGTTCTCGGACGGCACCAGCTACCTCGGTGAAGTTCCCGAGATCACCTTGCCAAAACTGTCTCGCAAGATGGAAGAGTATCGCGCCGGCAGCATGACCGGCCCCGTCTCCGTTGACCTGGGCAACGAAGCGATTTCGCTGGAATTTACCGCCGGCGGTCTCATCGTCGATGCCCTGAAAAAATACGGCGCCAAGAAACACAACGCCGTGCAACTGCGTTTCGCCGGCGGCTATCAGAACGACGACACCGGCGCGGTTGACGCCGTCGAAGTGGTCGTACGCGGTCGCTATAAAGAAGTCGATATGGGCAACGCCAAGGCCGGCGACGACACCAACCAGAAATACACCATGCCATGCAGCTACTACAAGCTGACCATCAATAACGAAGTCATCTACGAATTCGACTTCGTCGCCGGCATCGAAAACATTGCCGGCGTCAGCCAAAACAGCGACCTGCTGAAAGCCATCGGCCTGTAATCCCGTCAGCCGTCCGAACGCAACATCCTCTCACCATACCAAGGAACAACATGTCCAAGCCCACCGAAGCCAAACCAGAAACCGCCGTCATCGTCCTCGACGAGCCCATCGCGCGCGGCAACACCGACATCACCGAAATCACCATCCGCCGCCCAAAATCCGGCGCGCTGCGTGGCGTCAGTTTGCTGGACCTGTTGCAACTGAACGTCACCGCCCTGCAAGTCGTGTTGCCGCGCATCACTGAGCCGTCACTCACGCAAGCCGATGTGGCCGCCTTGGACCCGGCCGACCTATTGCAGATTGGCACCGAGGTTTCGAATTTTTTGGCACCGAAGGCCGATCGCGCCATGGTCTCCCGCTCGAAGTAGAAGAAGCCATGGCCGACATCGCCGCCGTCTTTCATTGGATTCCGGCGGCGATGGACGAATTGGATGTAGACGAGTTGATGAGCTGGCGCGAGCGCGCCCGGGTCCGAAGCGGAGCGGAGTAAATGAGCAACGATCTCAAAATGCAGGTGGTGTTTTCTTTGTTGGACCGCATCACCGGCCCGATGAAAAAAATTACCGGCGGTTCCAGTGAGACCGCCAGGGCCTTGAAGGCGGCCAGTGATCGCCTGCGCCTGCTCCATGAACAACAGCGCAACATCAGCCAATTCCGTGAACTGCATCAAGGTCTGGCGAAGACATCGTCGACATTGCGAGAGGCACAACAACGCGTAGCCGAACTCGCCAACAAGATGAAAGCCAGCGCAACCCCGACGCGAGCCATGACGCGCGAATTCAACGCCGCCGTGCGCGTCGCTGGCAGTCTGAAACACGCCAGCGAACGCCAGACCTTCCAACTACAACAGATGCGTGAGCGCCTGTCCGGCGCCGGCATTGAAACGCGCAAACTCGGAGACGCACAAAGCTGGCTCAAAAAAAATATCGCCTACACCAATGCCGAACTCGAATCCCAGCAAAAGAAACTAGCCGCCACCGCCAGACGTGATCAACGCGTCACGGCCGCGCATCAGCGCGCCGACAAACTGCGCAGCACTGCCGCCAACCTCGTCGGCGCTGGTGCCGGCGCTACCGCTGGCGGCATGGTGCTAGGTGCGCCCCTGGTAAAAGGCTTGAACGAAGCCAAGCACTATCAGACCGAATCCGGCCGAGTGCAGGCACTGGGCCTCGACAGCAAGAGCAATGCCGCAGCCATGGCGTTTGCCAAGAACATGAAAACCTACGGCACCAGCCAGCTCGACAATCTGCAACTGCTGCGTGACGGCATTACCGCGTTTGGCGATACCCACCACGCCGAAATGGTGGCCCCGATACTGGCAAAAATGAAGTTCGGCAATCACGCGTTCTTTGGCGAAGCCGAAGGTGCAGACAACGAGCGCAAGTTCATGGATATGCTCAAAGTCATCGAAATGCGCAACGGCACCAAAGACCTGGCAACCTTCGAGAAGCAAGCCAACATGGTTCAGCAAGTCATCACCGCCACCGGCGGCCGGGTTGGCCCATCCGAATGGCTCAACATGATCAAGACCGGCGGCATCGCAGCCAAGGGCGTCAAGGATGAGTCCTTCTATTACCAGATGGAACCACTCGTGCAGGAAATGTCAGGCAACCGCGTCGGCACGGCCATGATGAGCGCCTATCAGAATCTGTATCAAGGCCGCACCACGAAACGCTCGATGGCGTTGCTATCCGATCTGGGCTTGATCGGCGACGCCAGCAAGGTAAAGCACGACAAGGCCGGTCAGATTTCCTTCTTGAATCCCGGTGCAATCAAGGGCGCCGACCTGTTCCGCGATAGTCAATTCGCGTGGATGGAAAAGGTCATGCTCCCGCAACTGGCCAGCAAAGGCATTACCAGCGAAGATGCTGTGCTCGATGCCATCGGCGGCATCTTCTCAAACCGCACCGCATCGAACCTGTTTGCGACCATGTACCAGCAGCGCAACCAGATTCACAAGAATGAAAAGCTCAACCGTGGCGCAGCCGATATCGACCAGTTGGACCAGCTCGGCCGTACCACCGCCAGCGGCCAGGAACTGGAAACGCAAGCCAAGCTCGCCGACCTTAAGTTAAAACTCGGCACGGCAATCTTGCCGATGTACGCACGCGCCCTGGAAATAGCGACCTCAGCGGCACAAGGTTTGACCGCCTTCATGGAGCGCAACCCGACGCTCGCAAAAGCAATGATTGTCGGGCTCGCTGCTGTAGCCGCGATCCTGGTCGTGATCGGTCCCTTAATGCTAGGGCTCGCCGCCCTCATCGGCCCCTACGCCATGCTGCACCTCATGTTCGCCCGTCTAGGTGTGCAAGGCGGCGTGCTGATGCCAATCTTGCGAGGTCTCGGGACGGTCTTCATGTGGCTGGGCCGCGTGTTTCTGATGAACCCTATCGGCCTGGCCGTGACCGCTATCGCCGGCGCTGCTTACCTGCTGTACCGAAATTGGGAGCCGATTTCCGCGTTCTTCATGGGCCTGTGGGGCCAGGTGCAAACCGCCTTCGCTGGGGGCGTCGCTGGCGTGGGTGCGTTGATATTAAATTGGTCTCCACTTGGCTTGTTCTGCCAGGCGTTTGCCGCCGTGCTGGGCTGGTTCGGTATCGACCTGCCGGCGAAATTCAGCGAGTTCGGCGCCATGATCCTGCGCGGCCTGGCAAACGGCATCACCGGCGCACTGGGAACAGTGAAAGACGCCGTCATGTCGGCCGGCTCGGCTGTCATCAACTGGTTTAAAGAAAAGCTCGACATCCATAGCCCCAGCCGCGTTTTTGCGGAGCTCGGCGACTACACCATGCAAGGACTGGCCATCGGCATGAACCGAGGCGAGAACCAGCCCTTGCAGGCGGTTTCCAGCCTGGCGCGCAAGCTGGCCGGCGTCGGTGCGGGCATCGCCATTGGCACAGCGAGCATGCCGGCGATGTCGTTCGACACGCGCCCGGCGCTAGCTCCTGGCGGTGGCGGTGGCCTCGTTGTCCATGGCGACACCATCAACATCACCATACAAGCCACCTCCGGCATGGACGAACAAGCCATCGCCCGCACCGTCGCGACCGTGCTCGAGCGCCGCGAACGCGACAAGGCCGCACGCTTGCGCTCGTCACTGTCCGACCGCGCTTAAGGAATGCACACCATGATGATGATTTTAGGCATGTTCGTTTTTAGTCTGCCGACCCTGGCGTACCAAGAGTTGCAGAGAAAAACGCAATGGAAATACGCCAGCAACGGCCGCATCGGCCGACGCGACGCCAAGCAATTCACCGGCCCAGGCGACGACACCATCACCCTGTCCGGCTGGGTCGCCCCCGAACTCACGGGCAGCCTCTACTCCTTCGACGCCCTGCGCCTGATGGCCGATACAGGCAAGAGTTGGATACTGATCCAAGGCACCGGCCGCATCTATGGCGCATATGTCATCACCGACCTGGCGGAAACCCGCACCGTTCTCGACGGCAGCGGCGACGCCGCCAAGGTCGAATTCAGCATCACCTTAGAACGTAGCGACGACAACGTGCCCGCCCTGATCGGCCTCGGCGACATCTCAGAACTGCGCAACATGTTGCGTCTAGATAGCCTCACCAATAGCATCGCCGACGGTGCGAGAAATGCCATCGGCAGCGTCGTCGGCGGCATCACCGACAAGGTCGGCGGCGTGGTCGATGCGATCAAAGGACCATTCGGCGGGAGCAGCACATGAGCGCACACGTACCAGCATTCAAAGTGACGATTGACGACAAGGACATCAGCACACTGGTGACGCAGCGCCTTTGCAGCTTCCGCTTACTGCTGAGCAGAGGCGACGAAGCCGACCAACTCGACCTAAGCTTAGACGACACCGACGGCAAGCTCGCCTTGCCAGCGACCGGCGTCAAAATTTCCTTCCTGCTGGGATGGCAAGGAAAACCGCTCGTCGATGCCGGCAGCTTCACAGTCACCGAGGTCGGCCACGCGGGCGCACCGGATCAAATCACCATCCGCGCGCGCTCGGCCAACCTGATCGACACCTTCAAGCAACAGCGCGAACGCAGCTACCACGACACCACGCTCGGCACGATCATCGACCAGATCGCGGCCGAAAATCAATTGCGCCCAGGCATCGCCAACCCGCTGCGCGGCATAACGATTGCGCACCTCGACCAGACCCACGAAAGTGACGCCGCATTGCTACGCCGACTTGGCAAAAAATACGACGCCGTCGCCACCGTCAAAAATGACACGCTGCTGTTTATCCCAATCAACCAAAGCCGCACCGTCAGCGGCAAGCAACTGCCAACGATCAACATTAAACGCAACCTCGGTGACCAGCACAATTACCTCTCCTCCGAGGCCGACGCCTATAGCGGCGTGCGTGCATACTGGTTCGATGACAACCACGGCATGCGCCGCAGCGTCGTCGCCGGTGTCGCCGGCAACAGCAAGCGCCTGCGCACGACCTATGCAACGGAGGAAGATGCACGCACGGCAGCGGCGTCCGAATGGCAACGCCTGCTGCGCGGCCTGGCGACCTTCGAGATGACCCTTGCTATCGGTGATCCAACTATCTCGCCACAATCGCCGGTACAGCTTGCCGGCTACAAGCCGCAGATTGACGCGACCGAATGGCTATCGAAATCAGTGGAACACAACGGCAGTCGCAACGGCTTCACGACGCATGTGCAGTTTGAAACCAAGACAGCGCCTGCCGACACTGAGCGCGAGTTGCAGCATGACCCTGACGAAGGAATTACGGGCGTCATTGCGAAGTGGAAAGACAAGGTCAGCAAAAAGTCGGGAAGTAAGACCGCCGGTGCGCTCGGCAATCCCAAGACCTTGAAGCACGTTTATGCCAGCAAGCAAAGTGCGAAGCGGGCGGCAAAGCTTGAATGGGAAAAGATCAAAGAGGTGCGGGAGATCATTGCCGAAAATTCAGATGCATAGGCCGAGGATGAATGTCGCCGTTGGCAACTATCCTGTAATTGATTTTATTCCTATGCTCAACGCTTCTTTTGCCGCTGACTTGAGTACGTCCATTGCACCTGCTTTAGCGGACGCCACTAGACGGTCACCGATGGATTGTTTGTTTACCAGGCTATCAGGAACTGCATTGAGCACTGCTAACCCTTTTTGTGTCAGTACAACCCTCCGGAAATAGACTTGTGTCGGAAGTGATGCTGCAGCCGATATGTACCCCTCGCTGATCAGCCATTGCACGGTTGCAAAGACAAAATTCTCTGAAGACGTCAGTATTATGCGAGGAGAAAAATCGGACGTCTGTTCCGGTTCAGTTATATTTTTATCATCGAAAAAATCGCGAAGATGAATCTCTGTCGGGACAGGAAAACACTGGTAAAGATTAGCAAAAACTTTACCAGCAGTTCCGTTAAACATATCAATATTGGAGGCTGTCATGTCTATATACAATTTAACTGAACGCGAAAAGCAAATGAGGAAACAGACCGAGGATGTTCGTAGAGTGCTACAACAGCAGATCGCCGGTGCAATTGATACGAGGCGCTCAAAAGACTATTGGCAAAACATCCTTTCGGATTTTTCGATTGAAGCCATTGCAGAAGCGTTGTCATCTGAGCTAAACCATTTTAACTACTGCGAGGTGACGCACCGACATTGTTGCTGCCGTTCGCGGTAACGCTATTGCGGCATCATGTTTGCAAACTCTTCATCGGTAACTTCTCGCTCCTCATATTCAAAATCATCGTTTATTGTGGGTGGAAACATAGTGGTGACAACGTGTTTTGGGCCAACATAAACACAATTCGGTAAGTAGACCAATCGAATAAAAGGGTGAGCTTCCCATTCTTTTTTTATGTAACTCTGCCCAGGAATGGGAATAAACCACGGCTGCATGCCGAAGGCGCTAAATTGTTCTCCGACGATTCCTTGAAGATTGAGAATGGCCGCCAATGCAAGGTCGCGGGTATCTTCATCTGTCGAAGGATTGAAGTGCAAAGCGGCGTTCCGCCGTCCGTGCAATTCTCTGAACAAAGAGACCACGTTAGGCAGGAGAATTCCCCAGCTTTCGAGCGTATCAATTGCTACCGACCAATTATCAAACGAAGCTTTACGAAAGACGGTTTTATATTCAGAAGTTCCTTTGAATTGATCTCGTAGATTCAGTACCAAGTGATTGAGAATACGCTCACCCAAGGCGCAAGCTGACGTCAATGCTGGATAATAAGAACAGATTACAAACGCATTGCGGCACTGGTCGAGAAAGGCATTGTGATAAGCGACAATCGACCAAGGTTTGTTTTGCAGCGCAATAAAATTTTCGATCTTGACCGGAAGACGTTGTTCTCCGAACTGAAATGCAAAGCGGCCAATCGCTTGCTGCCGATTCTGCTCATGGTTCGCTTTAGTCGGATCATCCCAATGATCACTAGCAGGCACTAGCGTCTGCGCACGACTGTCAAAATCAAACGAGAAAATTCGGTAGCGTTTCATCAATAATTTTCTAGACAATGCTCCGCCGCTATCATGGCTCTAATCAATTGGTTGGTTTGCGAATCGCGCGAAGACGAATCATCTCTGCATGGCCGGCCGGAGTCAGCCACCCAAAATAGGTCGAACTCACGAATACTTGATATCGTTTATCCATTGCTGCCCGTCCATTGTTATGTATTTGAGCTACTTGAATCGTTCTCAGACCTCGTCTTGTAGGTCAACGCTGCCGATAGCTCTTTTTCCCAGCATCATCCAGACAATACTGTCCGCCGCGCGGCCCGGTGCAGTATTGATGACTGCGGCAACTACAGTCGCCACCATCATCTTTTTTCTTTGGGACAAGGCGCTGTGTCGTGTCCATTGAACATATTTTCTTGGATGCACTAATAGAGCCATCATTACAAACGAAATCAGCGCCGGCGCAATGAGATACACCACCCTTACTGCCGGAGCAGGGATAGTTTGCAGCGACTGCCATGCCTGACATGAAGAACAGGCATGTCAACAACAAAGTCGATTTGAATTGCATTTCCACTCCCCCGCATTGATTTTTTATTTTTTTATGTATTGATGAAAAACTATGACGCGTTGGCCTCGATATGCATCATTGCCATGACTATTCGCTCATTTTCTACTGTGAGTGGCGGTGCCTCTTGCGCATATCGTTATCACAATACACACATCGTCATTATTTTTTTTTGCCACCTACGATGATGGTTTGAGGTGCGATGATATCGCCCGTCACTTGCTGACCAATATCACCATGAAACACTATGCTCTGCTGACGTTTTACCGGCTTCTCAGGTTCAGTTGCTGCAATACCTTCAGCAACCCCTAAGAGCCTCGCTTTCCCTTTCGCATCGAGAGAGCGAAATACAGCAACTAACGCGGTCTCGTCATCTGAAAGTGTGGCATCTGACACAATTCCCGTTATGACGTATTGAACGTCCACACCAATTTTGGATACAGCGAATAGGTAGCTTGCATCCGGGTGCCGTTCGTCCTGCTCATAGAACAATTGCGCGCGCCGTTGCACGCCACCAATCGCACCGAAGTCTTCCTGATTGAAGCCTAGCCGTGTTCTTTCACTCTTAAGCCGAGCACCTATTGTTTTCATAAAGACGCATTTAATGTTGACATGAGTCTTTTTGGACTCTATATTGAAGTCATTGCTAAGTGACGTACACAAATGATATCCCATGAGTCCCTCAAATACCGTTCCCGACACCGAGAATGCGCGCACCTCGCTGCCGATCACCACGCGCCTGCACCCCGACGAAGTGGCCAAGGCTGAGCGCTACGCCCGCCAGGACCAACGCACCCGTGCCGGCTTTCTGCGCGTGTTGATTTTGCGCGGTCTGGCGTCTTACGAAAAAGAGCGCGACATCAGCGTCGCCTGAACCGAGTCATCGCGCCATGTCGGCGCCCTGCAACGCCTACCTGGTCCCGGCCGAACGGGGACTTTGCCAAGGATTTTTACCATGCATGAAATCAAATTGAGCGTATCAAAAAAACTGAATTCCCGGTGGCGGCTGGTAGCGCTCGGCGGTGGCGTAGCGATTTTTACAAGATGGGCAGCACAGCCACACCACACCGCCTTCCTTTGCCGTCTGGAGCACGACTTTCTGTGCAAAGTTGTCCAGGCAGCGCTGACAAAGATAATGCATGGGAACGTGCGCCTTCTCAGCTTCATCGGATTGAATCAGCGCCAGGACAAAAACTCCTTTATCCAGCTCGGCAAGCTGATACTTTCCCCGCTCCAACTGCCGCTGCGTCAGCTCTACTATTTTTTCCTCAAGCTCTCGTTTGATATTATGGAGCGCAGCTATGTCCTGTTGTTGCGCCATAATTTTGTCTTGCAACTGACTCATCGCTATCTTGATTTCTCGGATCCGCTCATTAAAGAGCTCTGTCGCCGCGGTGATTTGATGATCGTCTCTGAACTTGACGGCAGCTTGGCTGAGCTCAAAAGCCGTTTTCAATGCCAGCAATGCGGCGCCAATTTCTTCCATCATGTTGTCTCGCCTTCTCCGTTCGCGCCAGTACGTCGGCCGCATTCGTGCCAAGCCGGCGATGTGGCGGCGACAGTGCCTGAGCGTCCTCTTTCAAAAAATGGGTGATTCAATCAACTTCAGCGCAGAAGGAGAGCCAACAGTATGAGAGTCATCAGCATCCCTTGCCCGCATTGCCAAAGCCGCGTACGGGCCACTAAAAGCCGCACCATGTCGAACCTGTTCAAGGAAATCACCTACATGTGCCAGAACGATGCCTGCGGCCATGTCTTCATCGCCGGTCTGGAAGTCTTGCGCACCGTCTCGCTGTCGGCCATCCCGGCCGGCGACGTACGCATCCCGCTCTCGCAGCACGCTCGCAATGCAGCCAGGCATCAACTGGCCTTAGACCTGGTGGCGGCATGATCAGCGTCCAGCCAAGCGCGCCGCCTTAAGCCGCATCTCACGCCGTTTTTTTAGTACCTGTCGCACGTGCATTGACGTGCGCGGGATTCGCTCACCCTGAAGAAAGTGAATGATGACGACACAAACGCAACCTACCCGTACCGCAACACCGATCGGTAACTTACTCTGGTTTAAAGATGGCGTTGTAGCCTTGACGCGGTCCGGACGCCTCTTCCAATTCATCGGTCATGTTCAGGCCGGTGAGTTTTCCGATGACTTCCAAAAAATCCGGCAGCCCGGTAACGCCAATGACGCGGTAGATGGCACCCTCGTGATTGCGGATGCCGATCACCATGCGCTGCTGCCGAACGGTGTGAATTTCCGTGACCTGCGCATGCAGTTTTTCAAGGATTTTTCCATCGGCTGCGCCAATGGAGACGTGATCAATCAGTGTCGTGCAAAGCATACATTCTCCTCGATGGTGGCAATTTTCATTGGGCCAGTGACATCACTGACGCCGATTGCGCAGGTTTACGGACGCAAATACGTCCGTAAAGTTCTCATGCACTCGGATGACTCGAATCATACGAACAAGCATGTTGGCAATGCACCGGCGTCAGCCACAGTTGCGCAGGGAGGCCAGCCGTGTCTTGGTCAATCATGATCGACAACGACTTGGCAGGGGCCTGGTGATGGCACCGCTGTTTGCTTTTCTACGCCGCCTGGTGCCGCAGCTCATCGCCTTGCTGCTCCTGAGCGCACCAGCGCTGTTACCGGCCTTAGGTCTGATCAAGGACTAGCCATGCGTAGCGCCAAGATTAAAGACCATGCGTCCTTTCATCCTGCGTCCGAGTTCTTGCTGGCACGCGAGGCCGAAGTGCCAACGCCGCCGGGTGACCCGTTGGCGTTGGCAGAATTGGCCAAGGTCAAAGCGACGTTGCAAGCACGCCAGCGCGTGAATAGCACCCCTTTAATAGCCCAGGCTTGGGGCGTCACCCCGCGTGCCGTACGCCGCAATGTGCTCAACTTGGCCGGCCTCGATCCTAATCGCTGGGAGTCGCCCATTCACTCCTTCACCGACGCCGAACGCATCGCCATTCGCGCCGCCGCACAGCGTGCCGTGCGCGCTTACGAAGGGGTGTTGAATGCGATCTAAGCGGGTCCAGCTGCCGCAACGCAAGCTGCACGAAGCCTTCTTGCAGTCCCCGCGCTTTGCGCCCGAACTCGCCCACATTCCGATCAAGTGGCGTCGGCGCGTCGTCAACGCTGCGCTCGACAAGATGGCTTGGTCGCACTGGTGGAAGATTTACGAATCCATCGCCGTCGATTACGTGCGCGACTTCGCTAAACAGTATGTGCCGGCTGGTGTCGATCTGTCGCAAGACGATAGCGATATCATCGCCACCGCAGAAAAGGCCGCCGCCAACGTCGTCAAGATGCTGTGGAGCGCGACCTCGGAACAGCACGCGCTCGACATCATCGATATCGAGTGTGCCGACTACGGCATCACTGCGCCGGACATTGAAGACGATGCCAGCGCCATCATTGCCCGCGTCATCGATCCGCGCTGGTGGCGTCGCCAATTGCGCAAGCGCGTCAAACGCGCCTTCGAAGCCGGCAATATCAAACTCGGCTATGTCCACTATCGTGCCGAGCCCTATGCCAGCAATGACGCGGTCCTGTCGCGCATCGCACAGAACAAGCGCAACGCAGCCGCGCTAGAAGCCAGCATCGTCAAAAACGAATTCGGCCAGCAATTCAGCATTGCCGAGCTCGCAGAAAAAACAACAGCCAATAAAGCCATTCGTCGCGGCGAACTGATGGTTCGTATTAATGGCTTTGAAAAAATTGCCCGCGAGGATAACGACCAAGGCTTGTTTGTCACCTGGACTTGCCCGTCACGCTTCCACTCGACCCGCCATGGTGGCGCGCCCAATAAGAACTATGACGGTTCGACGCCTCGTGAAGCCAATCAATACCTCGGCAAAATGACGGCGCTATGCCGTTCGGCGCTGGCGCGGCGTGGCATTGGGTTATATGGCTTTCGGATCGCTGAGCCGCACCATGATGGTTGCCCGCACTGGCACATGCTGCTGTTCGTACGCGCCACGGCCAACTACAAAACGCCACACATACGCGACGTAGCCAGCCGCGCCGTGCGCATCATGAAGCGCTACGCCTGGCGCGTAGATCGCGGCGAGCCTGGCGCCTTCCAGCGCCGCCTCGACATCAAACCAATCGACTGGAATAAAGGCAGTGCTGCTGCCTACATTGCCAAGTATGTTTCCAAGAACATCGATGGTGTTGCCGATCACAAGACCAAAGAAGGCCACCTTGTGGTGCCCGAGCATGTCGGTGAGGTCGAGCTGGTGCCGTCGGCCCGTGTCGAAGCCTGGGCCGCTGCCTGGGGCATTCGTCAATTCCAGCAATGGGGCGGCGCGCCAGTGACGATCTGGCGCGAACTGCGCCGCATCAAGCAAGACATGATCGCCGAAGCGCCGCCAGCGATGGCAGCGGCCTGGAATGCCGTGCAAAAAATCGAAGGTGAAAAGCGCGCCTGCTGGGCCAGTTATCTGCGTGTCCAGGGTGGTGCATTGGTTAATCGCAAAGACCTAGTCATCACGCTGGCCAAGGATGAGAAGAGCGTCATCGGCCGCTATGGCGAAACGCAGAAAATCACGCCCTATGGCGTGCGCTGCGCCGAGTTGGTCGGGGTGGTCTTTAAATCAGTGCGGCATACATGGACGCCTGTGCAAACCGGCAACGTTCGCGCATCGGCTGGTGTGGCCGTTGCCTTTCCTTGGACTCGTGTAAATAACTGTACGCACCGCGTCGGCGAAGTCGAGCCGATGCCCTACCCTTCCGCGCCGGAATCAATGCCGGCGCAGCTTCCCAGTGAA